CTCGTACTCGTAGCGGCCGAGCTGCGTCGCTTCGGATGCGGGGATCGACACGTAGATGTTGCCCGTGCCGCCCGATGCGGTCACGCCGTCGTACGTCGTGCCGTCGGGCTTCGTGATGACGATCGTGCCCGAGACGACGACGCCCGCGCCGGTATCGGGGTCGGTTGCCTCGTAACGCAGCGGCACCGGGTCGCCGAGGTCAAAACGCTGCACGGTGCCTCCTAGGTCGTGATCTGCGCGCGGGTAACGATACGGGGGTCGCCACCGTTGCGGCTCACGATCCATGGCCCGCGAGCAGGGCTAAGGGAGCCGCTCGACGCCGAGAGAGCGAGGTCGAGACCGAGAGCGGCCGAGCCAGCCGAGGCGCGGGCGCCGCGGGCGTCGACTGCGAGGGCAAGCCCGACGTCGGCAACGCCCGCCGAGGCGCGGGCGCCCGTGCCGGCGAGAGCGAGGTCGAGACCGATATCCGTCGCGCCTGCAGAGCTTCGTGCACCCGCGACGTCTAGGGCGAGATCGAGCGTGAAGGCCGCCGCGCCCTCGGCGGGCAGGGTCGCCTCGCTCGAGGTCGAGTTGCCGTCAGTTCCGTCCCACGCCCACCCGACGGTGTCGCCGTCGGCGTAGGTGTCGACTGCGCCGACCTTTTCGAGCAGCACACTCGTCATGCCGTAGCCCGTGCTCAGCGAGTCGTACAGCAGGTAAATACCCGTGGCGAGGGCGGGCGCCGCAGCGGCTACGCGGCTCGCCCGCGCCTGCGAGCCCGAGGCGCCGATGCCGAAGACGAAGTTTTCCGGAAAGGCGTCGCCGCCTGCGCTACGCGTGTAGGCGACGTAGACCGTGTGCCCGAAGTCGAAGCTGCCTGACTGGTTGTCGCCGTAGAACGAGACCGAGAAGACGTCTCCCGGGGCGCACGCGGCGGCGGGCGTCTGGATATAGCCGGAGCCCGTCGCCCGGACCCCGGTCGCCCGCGGGCAGGCGGGCGTCGGAAAGTCGGTCGTCCGGGCGAAGGTAGCCGAGCCGCTGTAACCGGTCGTGTTGTTCTTCGCCGCGGGATTCGGACACAGGTTGCGCCGTCCCATGCGACAGTCCTCAGCTCGACGAACCGGTGATGGTGAGCGCGGTCAGGCTGTAGTCGCCGTTCGCGTTGAACGCCTGATCGCCCGTGAGCGCGTCGTAGCCGTAGAACGTGCCACCCGTGCTCGCACTGAACAACAGGGCGTGCGTCGCCGCAGCGGCGGGCGTGCCCGTGTAGGCATACGGGACTCCGGTCGCCGTGATGACGCCGCCGGCGACGCTCGAGGCGAGCTGTCGACGTTGCGCCGAGGTCTGGTCGGCCGAGGTGGGACCGCCGCCGATGCCCACCCAGATGACCGCCTCGTTGCCGTCGTCGAGAACCGCGGTAATGCCTGCGCTATTCAGGGGCATCGGGGGCCGCCTCTCTCCGCTGTTGGGAATCGCACCATGGGATCGGATCGCCTCCCGCAGCGTCTGGCACGAACGAGCGGGGAGCATCGGATAGTTCGCGTTGCTCGGCAGCGTCCCGGAGCTCGCGGATGAGCTCGCGGGACGCTGCCTCGCCGTCGTATCGAAGGGTCACGAACCGTCGATGATCTGCACCGCGCGCATGAGCGACTTGGTGCTCGCTGGGTTGCTCGGGGTGTCGGGGTCGAGCACGGTCGCGGTGCCGCACCACGCGTTCACGAGGGACCGGTCGGTCGTGTTCGTGTAGTCGTAGTCGGACAGCCAGCGGACCGAGACACCGTCCCAGTAGCCCATGGCGCCGCCGGCCTGTCCCATGGTGCGGACCGAGACCGCGTTAGCGCCGCGGGGCACCGCCGGGGCACGGGTGGCCAGCACGAAGGCCGTGCGGTGGTACGCGTAGGCCGCGCCGTCGTCGATGTCGGTCGTCGGGACGACGTTGAACTCGGCGATGCGGCCGATGGTGCGCTCGCGGAGGGCGTCGGTCGCCGACTGCCCGATGCCGTCGAAGCGCGAGAAGCGGTCGTCGGTGATGATCTGCTCTTTGACGTCCGCCCCGACCAGCAGGGTCCGGTCGGCCGCCGGGACCTTCTTCTGGTCGAGCAGCTTCGCCGCGCGGGCGGCGACGAGGTACCAGTCGGTGCGCCCGCCGACCTTGAACTCGGTCCAGTCCGGATTGATCTGCATGTCGGACCGGTAGGTCGCGTTCTCGATCTCGCCGATCGCCTCGTCCTCGAGACCCTCGGCGACCGCCCGGATCTGCGGGTTGAGCACCTGCAAGGCGAAATCGCGGATGTCGAGGGTGAGCTCCTCGTCGGTGATCGGGGCACCGTTGTACACGTCGGTGTCGAGGGTCACCGGGATCGAGAACTCGGTCGAGACGTCGTTGACGATCGCGGTGCCGGCCCGGAGGGTGCGCTTCCGGGCGGTGCGCCGCGCCGGGATCCGCATGTTGACCGTGTCATTCAGGGCGCCGGTGAACTCGCCCGGGTTGACGGCGTCGGTCCACAGGGTGCGGGCGACGACGAGCTCGCGGTACAGCAGACCGATCGCCGTATTGGCGATGACCGTCGGCTTGAGAAAGGTGTTCGCCACCTTGTTCCTACCTCTCTGCTAGCGGACGGATGGGCCGTACCGCCTTGTTTTTATCGCCGGGGAATGCCCTCGACGAGCTTGAGCGGATTGGTCTCTTCGGGCTTCGTGTCGGTACGGGGAGCGCCGCTGCGAAGGGTCTCGCGCGGGCGCGCGCTGCGCGTCGGAGTCTCTCGGCTTGTCGCCGCGTCGTCCGTCGCCGCGTCGTCCTCGGTGCCGTCGTCGCCGTCGGTCGCCTCCCCTTCCTTCGCACTGCTGCTGCTCGCCTTGCCCTTCGGCTTGATGCCGAGGTCTTCCATCGTGTCGCGACCGTCGGCCAACAGTTCGGCCTTCGTCGCGCCCTCGAGTCGCTTCGCCAAGCGCATCGAAATGCCGAGCTCGTCGGCGACCTCGCGGATCAGGCCGAGTCGCTCCGCCAAGCGCATCGAAATGCCGAGCTCGTCGGCGACCTCGCGGATCAGGCCGAGTCGCTCTGCCTCGGCGGCACGCTTCTCGGTCGCTGCGAGCTTCTCCTCGATGCGGTCGAGCTGCGACTTACTCTTGTCGGCGTCGGCAGCCTTCGCCTTGAGCTCGTCGTAGTCGGCGTATTTGGCGTTCAGCTTCTCCCGCTCGCGGCTGGCTCCGGCTGCGAAAGCGCGGTCGATGTCGGCCTGTGTGAGCGTCTTGGTGGTGCCCGACGTTCCGTCGTCGTCAGTTCCCATTGCCCGGATTCCGATCCGTAGTTTGCCCCGGTTCCGGTGACCCGTTATCGAGCCATCGGCGGTAATTGTTGAGTGCATTATTGCTCGTGTCCTGGCTCATTGTGCCAGAGGTACGCGCCCACGCCTGCGCCTTGTTGTACTCGGCGAGGTACGTAGCGGACTGTGCGGCGACGCCGAGGTGTACGGGGTCGCCCTTGTAAACCGGCTCGGGCATGCAGGCGTCATGATCATGCGCCTCGAAATCGGCCGACGCCTCGGACTTGTAGACCGGACCGCGGGACGCGAGCATCCGGCAGAACGTGCACGGGTCACCGGTCGTCGCCCGCGCCCACCCGAGCGCTTGCTTGTCGCGGTTCACGGCGCCCGTGATGGTCATCCGCCCGCCCGCGAGCACGAGCTTCGTCATCTCGCCCGAGACGCGGATGAAGCCCTCGGTCTTCGCCTTGCCGAGCGACATGCCCGCCTTGCGGGCGTCGATGATGCCTTTCAGGGCCGAGCCGCGTATCTGCCCGACGATCCAGTCGAGCACGGGGCGCGGCGCCTTCGGCACGACGATCGAGCCGACGCCCTCGACCAGCCGGAAGAGCCCGTAGTAGGTCGCCGCGGTCGCCGCCGAGTTGTCGAAGCCCTCGCCGGCGAGAATGGCGGCAGCCTGCGCAAAGGTGTCGATGGTGCCCGGGAGGTTCTCGACGTCGACGAGCGCCCACAGTCGCAACAGGCCTTGCAGCGACTGCGCACGGTGCGCGAGTTGCGCCGCCTGTTGCGTCTTCGTCAGCTGCGTGCCGGCGACCGTGAGTGCCATTACGCCTTCGCTCCCCGCGGCAGGATGAGCCCGCTCGGCGCGGTCGTCGTGCCATCCGGGTTGACGTTCGGCGGCGCTCCGGCGCCTGCGCCCGCCTGCGCGTTGAGCAGGCTCGTGAGCTGCCCGAGCGAGTCGCCCTCCTTCGCCGCCTTGCGCCAACGCTCGACATCCTGCCGCGTCGTACCGGGGATCCGATCCCACAGCATCTCTGCCGGCACGTTCAGCATCTGCGCGATCTTGCCGAGCCCGTCGACGACTGCGCCGAAGGCGCGAGCCGAAGTGTCCCGCCACACGGTCTCGATGTCGTCCGGGACGTCGACGCCCATGAGATCGCCGACGACCTGCGACTGCTGCTCGATCGACTCGCCGAGGGACGTCTTCGCGAGCTCGATCTTCCGGTCGCGCCCCGCCTCCGCCGCGGCGAGCGCCTCGGCGGAGAGGTTGACGAGCTCGCCGATCAGCTCGTGCACGGGCGTCTCGGAGAGAGTGGCGGCGTACTTCATGACCGCCTCGCGGGAACTCAGGAAGCCCGACAGGTCGGTCTGCGAGAACTCGCCGAGGGCGATCTCGTCGGGGTGCTCCTCGAAGGTCCAGAGCTGCGAGGCGGCCGACCGCATCTTGTCGGCGCGGTTCTCGGGAGTCCAGCCCTTGATCCAGCGCTGCCGGAAGGCCGAATACCATTCGGCCGATTTCAGAGCGAATGACGTGATATCGGTCTGATCTTGCAGCGTCATGAGCGGCGCGACCTCGCCGGCAGTCAGCACCGCTACGGTCGTGTTCTGCGCGCTGCCGACGGCGCGGACGGCGATGGGCTCGTCGTCGCTGTCGAGATCCTCACTGGGCACGTGCCGGATAACGGGCACGTAACCGATGTCGAGGGGGGCGATGTTGAGCAGCGCGAAGCGCTTCTTTTCGGGGTCGTACCCGAGCGTGTAGACGCCGACGTCGCCCATGTCGTCTTCGGCGTACAGCCGGTAGAAGTTGCCCCGCCCCTTGCGCCACTCGAGGGCCATGACCGGAAAGTCGGGAGCGTCGGTGTCGTACAGCGCGGTCATGCGCCGCGGCGAGACCGCCCGCATGACCGGGCTCGGGGTCCCGGGTGTGACGACGGTGTACCCGTAGCCGTACTGGAAAACGGCTCGGTACAGCCCGCCCTGCGCGCGGTCGAAGCGATTGCGCTGCCATGCCTGCCAGATCGGCTCGATCGCCTTGTCCGGGTCGTCGGGATCCGTCGCGCCCGACGTCGGAAGCGACGGATCGGCCGCGGTGCGTGCCGGCCCGGTATCGCTCACGCGGATGTTGTCGACGTACAGCGACTGCACGAGCGAGTTGATCACAATGGCAATGAGGTTGATCCGCGCGGTACGGGCGAGCTCACGCACCTCGGCGGGCGCGTCCCGCGGGACGACGAGCGGCAGCGCCTGCTGTCCGGTCGCGTAGCGCCGTAGGACGTCGAGGTCGTTTCGCTCGGTGTCGAGGTCACCCCGCAAAGAGCCCGCAGCGGCAATCGCCTCGTCTTCGGAGAGCACTAAAAGACCGCCTTCCCGCTGCCGGCACCTTCACGGCGGACTCTGACTTTGCCGCTGTTGAGCACGATCCTACGGCCCATTCGCGCGCCGACCGCACAGACGGCGCAGTCGACGTGCTTCTTTGAGTCGCGGGTTACCTTGCCGAGGCTCACGCCCCACGGATTAGGGCGGCGCTTGGCGTTCAGGAAATGCGCCATGAGCTTTCCGTCGCCGTCCCACGTGAACGCCTGCTCGCCGATTTCCTCAATGTCCTCGACGAGTTGCATCGCCGCCTGTGTGAACTGCCGGTTACGCTCCTGCCCGCCCACGGTCTTGATCCGCATGTCGAAGAGCACGCTGTTACCGATGCGGGCGCCGGGGGTCGCCCAAACCCGCAGTTTCCGGTGAAAATCGCGGTGCCATGCGTCGATGAGCGGCATCCAATAGAGCGCCTCGGTCTCGTCATCCTTCGCTGGGCTCGGGTCGACGCCGAACCATACGACCGTGTAGTAGCCGAAGGCGTGACGCACGACCGCGTCGACCGCCTCCCGGTCGGCGAGCCAGCCCTCGCCCGCCTTGCCCGGAGGTGCCTCCCAGCATCCGAGCTTGAACGTGTGCCCGTCGCGCACGCGGCAGGCGACGAGCGCGGTCGCGTCGCCGCTCTTCGAGCAGTCCAGAAACATCGTGATCTGCTCTTTTTCGGCGATCTTGATGTTTGTGCGGACGAGAGCGGACAATTTCCGCGGATCTACCCACGCGTCCTCGGCCGCGCCGAGCCCGTTCAGGTAGTAGCGAATGGCGTCGGCCGGGGGCAGCTCCGGGTCGAGCACCTCGCCGAAAAGCCGCTCGAGGTCGGCCCACGCGGCGTCTGCGTACGCAGCGCGCAATCCGGTTCGCAGGCTCGTCGGGTCGAAGATGTTGGTATCCGGCGGCGCCTCGATCGAGTCGTACAGGATGTCGATGGGGATCGCTGGGTTGTCAGCGTGCGCGACGACCTGCGATTGCCAAGCGTCGAAAGTCCGCTCGGCAATCGAGTCCATGCCCTGCGCGTGCGCGTTGGTCCCGTCGAGGGTGCGCGCCTGTAGCCACATCGGCGACTTGCCGACGTTCCGGCGGGCGACCTTGGCGATGCGGTGCCCGCCGTTGCTCTCGGTCATGTGGTGCGTCTCGTTCAGGAAGATGAACGTCGCGGGGTCGCCCTCGGCGGTCATTTCCGACGAGGTCAGCACCTCCATCCGCCCGCCGGAATCCTTGATCGAGGTCTGCGTCTTGCCGACGTCGAGCCCGTAGTGCGCGCGCGCCTCACGGCCGAACATCGCGTTGGCGATGACCAGCACATCCTTCGCCTGCGCCTCGCTGTTGGCGGCGATCTGGACGAGGGGCATCGCGTGCACCGCGCCGTACCAGCGTTGCTCGTCCTCGTCCCACATGAGTTGCGTCGGCCCGACGAGCTCGGCGTCGCAGACCGAGGCGCCGAAGGGATCCTTACCCGTACCCTTGGCGCCCCGCTTCGCCCCGCGGCGGTAGGCGAACCTGCCGTTGCGGGGGTCAAAGGCGTACCAGAGGATGAGGAAACGCTTCTGTCCCGCGGTGTACTGCCACGGGGCACCGGTCTGGTAGTCGATGAGCCCCGGACCGATATCCGGTCGCCGGCCCTCCGCCCAGTCGATGACCCCCGGGCCGATGCTGTTGGCGATCAGGCGGTCTTTCTCGACGGGGTCGAGCGGCCACGGCAGCGTTACCCACGCCGTCGTCCCGTACCAGGGGTCGACGCGGTACCCCGGGAGCATGAGGTCGGCGGCCCCCGGGCGATCGAGGGTCGCCGCGGTCATTCGACGATCCGCCGATGGCGCGCTTCCAGCTCAACCGCCTCGGCAAGCTTCTCGACCGCCCTGATGAGGGAGCGCGTCGCACGCTGCATATCGTCCGTTTGCAGCGCGCGACGCGCGCTGTGGGTTGCATTCTTGACCTCGGTCAAATCAAGCACGACGCCTCGCCTTTCGGTGATGCCGCTCGAGCTGCCGGCGAGTCGCCCGGTCGAGGGTGAGCCACTTCGCGCGGTCCTCGACCCAATCGGGAGTCGCCGGCAGCTGTCGCGTCTGCAGCGCTTCGTCGACGCGCGACGCGTCGCGTACCGCGGCCGCCGACGGCTCGCGGTTCACGACTTCTCCGGGGTGCCGATGGTCGTGTACTCCTCGGTGTACGAGTCGGCGCCGCCGCGGGCGCGCTCGGTCGAGCGCAGGAAGCGAGCCGACTCGTCGCTGCCGACGGCGCCGCAGATGAGACAGCGGGGCGTCG